AAAAGAAAACGAAGCAGCTGGGCATGAATCCTGGAACTGCTTCAAATAGATTAAAAAAATCTATCCTGTTTAATTTCGCTAAAATGCTGGGATATGCATGGTGCTACCAGTGTGCTACAGAAATAAAGGATATAGACAAGTTCACAATAGAACATAAAATTCCTTGGTTAGATTCAGAAAATCCAATAGATAATTTTTTTGACTTAGATAATATAGCCTTCTCCCATGCTAGTTGCAATTATAGAGCAGCTAGGGTAAAACATGGTATGCCATGCCCATCAGTAACAGCATACAGAAAGGGTTGCAGGTGTGATGGCTGTAAACAAGCTAGAGCAGATTATAGAAAAAAAAGAAAACAATTAAAAGGAAGAGATGAGTAAACCAAGTTTTTTAGATAAAGTAAAGAGTGTTATAAAAGACACCTCTAAGTATATTGCAGCTGGAGCAAAAAATGTTCCACCAGAAGAGTATTTAAGAAGAGCAAAAATTTGTGATACATGCGTTCACTTTGTTAAAAAAGATAATGTTTGTGGAGTATGTGGTTGTTATATGGATGTAAAAGCTAAATGGAGCACTTCAGAGTGTCCTAAAAATAAATGGTAATATGAAAAATATGGGTTTTGGTTTTCAGTTTTCTAATGGTATATTATTTGGTATAAGACACTACGAACCAGACGATGTGTGTAATTACTATGAGATACACTTTTATCTTGGATTATTTGTTTTTTTTATTACTATAGAATACTAAGAGTCTATACCATAAGGACATATTCTATTAAAGAATTGTTCATCTAATTCCTTAATTTGTTTAGCTAACTTTTTCCACTTCTTTTCTCCCTTCTCTCTGGTCCCCACATCTAGTGATGTCCCTGTGCCTAAGTTTGCCCATATTTGAGCATTCTCAAATAATATCCTATCAATTTTTTTTCGTATAGACTTATTTGTTTTGTACTTAAACTTCATAATTTTGATTTAATTGAATTGTATTTTGCTCTAAGCTCACTTACCTTAGACTCAAACTTAGACCTCTTAATCTTCTTTCTGAGAACATTAAGCATTGTTAGTTTTTCTCTTCTTGCTTTATTTTTTGCATTAGCTTTTCCCATTATTTTTTTCAGTTGGGGTAAATATTCCTTCTTCTAAATTAATTGTGCCATCACCATATTTTTTCTTAAGCTTGTCTGCTATCTTAGCTTCCTTTGTTTGATTGCCTTTAAACCTAGCAGTCATATCATCCTCCATCTTTTCTAGCTCTGAAAGTTTAGCTTTCATCATTATTATATCCATTTTTATTCTACCAAAATCAACAGTCATTCTAGTATTCTCTCCTCTAATTTCTCTTATTTCTTTAAGTTCTTTTTCTTCTAATTTAATTTTTTCCATTTTTCTTTAATTTATTGTTAGTTCTTATTTTTTCGATTGAGCGACCAGCAAAGTATGCTGAGTAAACGCAAAGTAGCAAAGTCTGATAAATTGGGACATATGCTGGTGAGATTGAGAATCCACCTATGTTACCATCAAATACAGATATAATAACAAATACTATTGTTAAAAATATCAATGTTATTGGTCTTATGTTTGCTGGTAACCAACCTGCCTTAGCATCTGCCTCCCATCTTCTTGTTACTTGTTCTTGTGCGTTAGATTCTGCGTTAACTAAGATTTCTTTCATCTTCTTTTTTAAAGTTAACTTCTCTTCTTTAGTTGTTACAACCTCATCAATTATTCCTGACGCATTTCCAATTAGTGATTTAAATAGTCCTTGTAGCATTATGTTTTGTTTTACGTGTATATTTTTTCTTATTCTTATATGGTTTAGACCTTAAGTCCATACCATTATTTTTAGCATCAATATCAGAATCTCTTCTAACCATCTTAGCTATTCTTTTCTTATCTGCCTGTGATATTTTAATTTTTTCCTTAATCATATCAATACATTGAAGTATTTGTTTTTTACTTCCAGGCATGTAAAGTTCGTAATTTAAGTTGTTTTTTACAAGATATTGTTTAAAAAGTTTCCATTTAAGATTAAAAACATCTGTTTTCATCCCTTTTACTTCTATTATCCAACCCTCTTCTAGATTAGTGAAGTCAGGCAAGTAGGTTGTGGACCTGATACTCGTCAAAGCCTGGTCAAACACCAACTTACCCTTCTTCTTTCTCTTCTCTATACTTACATTTTCGTACTTAAATTTTTCCATGAGAACAAATTTTTCCTTCTCATAATCAAATTTAATACCCTCCTTTTTTAGTTCAGCATAAGCAAAAGCCTCTAGTCTAGACCTAAACTCTATACCATCTATCTTAGTAGTTTGTACGTTTTTTACTCTACCCTTACTCTTTCTCTTCCTCATAATCTAATATAGGAACATTAGAAATATATTCCAAACCTCTCCACTCTATAGACTCTGTATACCATCCAGTTGAGTTGTCAAAACCCTGAAAGAGAACAGCAAAATCATCTTTGATTTCAAACCTATCACCAAATGGAACAGCATATGACTCAAAACCATCATCCATTGTTCCTATATAGATTAAAGGATAACTGTTTCCTGTGTCAGTATTTTTTGCATACACCCTAAATCCATTGCTAGATATATGTAAGAACATTGGTTTGGTAGAAGCAAATGTATTTTCTATTTCTACACCCTCTTCAAATATAAAGCGATAAGTTTCTTGAACTTTATAAACTCCACTTTCAACTTGTGAAAATCCCTGTAACGTCAGAGATACTATCACTAAAAAAATTGCTTTCTTCATAATAAATTAAATTAAATTAACACTATTCCTCTAAAGGTTCTTCCTCTAGAGCTACACCTATACGCTTACTTAGAATTATTTCTAAGAAATAAGTATAGTGCTTTTCATAATCTTTCCCAGCCTCTTCTGTATATGTGGCACCTACATAATTATCATAAGTCTCCTCATAAGGAGAAAATCCCATAGCTTCCCACTTTTTTTCTATTTTCATTTGAGCAAGCTTGGCTGCCAACTGCTCTGCATGTATTTTAATTGTTGTATAACACATAATATATATATTAGTTAATACTCTATTTAATATAAGGGTACTTACCACGAACACTTATCGAGATTAAGGAGATGATATTTAATTAATCTCTAGCAAGTACCCTTATTTTGTACACCCAGTAGGACTTGAACCTACAACCTACAGCTTAGAAGGCTGTTGCTCTATCCAATTGAGCTATGGGTGCAGTTAATGTACATCATTACTTATACCCATTTTTTCTCTCCACTTCCACCCTGTTACTTTTATATCAACATTTTGTGTTGATTTTATTTCGCTTCTTAAACAAGACATTAAGTAACTGTCTTCATTCAGTTCTTTAACTGTGTTTCCAACAGCACATGTTACAAATGTTCCTTTACTCTTCTTCTTGGTTTCTTTTTTTACACCCCTAACCCTTCTCCATGTGTTCCACTCATACTCAACTTCAAGATGCCATATCTGTTTTCTCATACCTTCTTTTTTATTTTACCTATAAAGCAAAGGTCTATTGTTTTAACTTTAGTAAATAAATCTTTTGCCCCTGGTCTAGTTGCTATTTCATAAAAGTCCCAACCTTTAACCTTGTCTATGCACTTATCGTGCACCATTTCTTGTAAATCTTCTTTTTTAACCTCTATCCAATAATCCTTAGTCTCAAAAGCAAAACCATCAGCATCACCATAAAGCCAACCCTTTTTACCTAGTACATTTTTAAACTCTACAAAGTGTATGTTCTCATCATCTTTTTTAATAGCTTTAACATCTATTTTAATACCATTAATTTCTACATCCCAATGCTCACTATAATCCTCTTCCTCAGTGGGCCACCTTACATTCTTATATAGTTTAGCATACTCTTTCTCAGCACGCTTACCCCTAATCATATCTTCTCTTTTCTTTTCTTTAGTCTTGTATCTCATGGAACTTAGTTAACTCCCTTTGAAACTTAAGACCTAGCACTCCAGTTCCTATATTTCTTCCCTTAGCAAATATAATCTCTGCTAATCCCTCTGTGCTATTCCCTTTATCATCCTGCGTTATACCATAGTATTCTGGTCTATATACTAAGACCACCACATCAGCAGCCTGCTCAATCTCCCCTGACTCTCTTAAGTCTGCTATTGTTGGTCTACTTTCAGCTCTCTGTCCCACACCTCTATTAAGTTGAGACAGTGCAATTATAGTTACACCCAATTCTTTAGCTATATTCTTTAGTGCCCTTGCTACCTCAGAGACCTCCTGCTCTCTGCTCCTCCCTTTTTTATCGTTAGATACAAGTTGCAGATAGTCAACCATAAATAACTTAACCTTCTTAGTTATAACATATTGTCTTATCCTGTTTAGAAGGTATTTAAGAGAGGAGGAGGAGCACTCATCAACATACAGGGGTACTTGTTCTATTCTTCCTACACTTTCATGTATTTTACTTAATTCAGATTGGTCTAATGTTCCTTTCATTATCCACTTATTATCTATACCAGTGTCAGAAGATATTAGTCTACTTAACAACTGTTGAGAGCTCATCTCATAAGAGAACAAACATGTTGGTGTTTTACCATAAAAAGAACTGTTAAAGGCAAAAGCTAAAGCAAGAGAGGTTTTACCCATTGAGCTGGCACCCCCTACGATAACCAAGTCAGTCTCTTGCCAGCCTCCTGTAAACTTATCTATACTCTCAAAGCCAGTTGTTATACCATTGAGCCCCTTGTTGTTCATCTTGTGCTCAATACTCTTTAATAGTCCATTTAATTGTTTTGAAACATCAGTTATACCATCCTTGCTAACATCACCTATTTTTCCAACCTCTTGTTCAACATATTCTAATATGTGAAAAATGTCATCATTGTTATTTAACATTCTAGATATTTGACCATTCAAATTAAATAACTGTTCTTTCTTTTTTTTCTCGTTTAATATCAGTATACATGTTAAAGCTTCTGTTTGCATGTAAGCTTCTTCATTCATCATTTTAGCCACATCATAGGTAAGATTTTCTCCATTACTAGATATGTCTTTGTTTAAACTCATTAGGTCTATCTTTCGCCCACCCTCTAACTCTTTAGATATATACTCATATATCTTTTTGTTTTTAGAGTCGTCAAATAAATCATCACTCATTAGAGAGTGATTATTATAATACTCTTGAGGGTTGTTAATTAACTTACCTATTAAGGTTCTTTCTATTTGTCTACTATCTACTGACATTTGTAAAATTTGGTGTTTTATATTTAGTTTTTTCTTGTTCTGAGCTACCTATTACCTCATTTCTCCAAGCTTTTTGGTATATCCATGTGCTAGGATTTTTTCTATATTGCTTATCAGGTGTTGACTTAACATATATGTCAACCATCTTTAATGCTTCTTTCATATCTGATATAGATAACTTTTTCCATTTCTTTAAACAATCATCTCTATTTATTTTCTTATCATACCTATCCCAAAAGTCATTAAACATATCTAGTTTTTCTGACATTATTCTCTCGCTTGGTTTAGTTGTAACACTTTGCATTGTAGCATCTCTAAATGTGTTAGCTATCTTTTCAAAAACACCCTTAGCAAATGATACTGATGGATAAACTTCCTCATGTTTCCTAGATGATATATAAAAT